AGCAGAAACGCTGGGTTTTGGGAGTGCTAGTGGTTTAGGGGCAACAGGGGCTGCGGCTCTGGGCCTTGCACTAGCAAGAGAAGGCTATCAAGACATAGGTGATATAGGACAACAAGCCTATCGTGAAATGGCGGGTCCAGACGGACTTGCTCAAGAACTTCGCGGTATGCTTGAGTTCCAACCGTACACTGTAACTACTGCTACTGGCGGTCAGTTCGGTATGACGCAAGACCCGACCACGGGTCAAATGACGTACCAAATGCAGATGTCTCCAGAAGAACAAGCGCTGCAACAACAGTTGTTGTCCCAAGCGCAACAAATGTACGGACAAGCGGCAGTACCTGTAGCTGAACGAGAACAGCAGGTGTTTGACCGTATGATGACTGCTATGAGTCCTAGCCAAGAACGTGAGCGTTTGGAGCTAGAACAACGTCTGGCTGCACAAGGACGCTTAGGCACTCAAACAGCTGCGTTTGGCGGTACTCCTGAAGCACTGACGTTAGCTAAGGCTCAGGAAGAAGCCCGTAATACAGCTATGTTAAACGCCATGCAGTTTGCAGGACAAGAACAAATGCGTCAAGCACAGCTAGGACAGGGCATGTTGTCCGGCAGTTACATACCACAGGCTCAATTGATAGCTGGCCTACAACCCGGAATGACAGGTGCGGAACAACGTCGTGCTTCCTTGTCAGAACAAGCCAGAACGTACGGAGAAACGTACGCTACAGGTCTTGAGGCACTGCTTCAGGCTGGCCTTGGTCAGGCAGGTATTGCTGGGGGCTTTGGTACACAGTTAGCTAGTTCTGCTTTAGGCGGTTTGTTTAAGCAGCAGACGTAAGGAGACAACAATGGCTACGTTTTCACAACAATTCCTAGCTAATCTAGGTCGCCCTCAGATGACACAGGGCATGATGCAACTTGGCGCTGCTCTTGGTGGTCTGCCTCAGCAAGCCCAAGCACAAAAGAAAAGACAAGAACTAGCTGAAACACAGGCGCGTAAAACACAAGCAGCCAGCGGTATGCTAATGAGTGCGGTTTCTGGAGAAAAACTAGACCCTGAGGTAATACGAGAGCGTATTGGGGAGGGGCTTACGGCTCAGGACCTTACGTCTTCGATGGCTATCCAAAAAGCACTGTTCCCTCCCTATCTAACCAGAGCAGAACAGATTGAACTTCTTGATACTTTTACACCCGCAAGTGTACAAGCAGCAGTAGAAGCAGAAAGTCTAGCAGGTCTTCAAACTAAACCAGACGCTGACTTCGACTACTCCGAAACTATACGAGAGTGGGTAGACCCCGCTGCACCTGACAAAGTAATACTCAAGACAATTCAGGGAGACGACGGTAACGCCTATGAGCTAGGGACTAAGTCTGTACAAAACCCTAGAGGCCGTAGAGTACCTGAGGCTGAGATAAAGCCTTTGCAGCTACGAAAGTCTGCAGGAGTACAGGTAAGCACAGGCGTCAAAGACCCTTATTTGAAGCGAGGTCTAGAGCAAGCCGCAGAATTGGACATACAGGCAATAGAGGCTGGTAATACTTCATTAGCCACTATGTCGGTAATTGCTGACGCAAAGAGGGTTTTACAAGAAACTCCCGGAATTTTTGGAGCAGGAGCCAA